TCGTCGAGGCACGCGCCGCGCCACCCGACACGGAGGACTTGACGGTGGAGCTCACGCTCCAGGGGCCGCCCACGTCAGCGGTACCCCAGCCCGCGGCCTCGGTCCGCTCGAACAGGTCGGAAACGTAGACCGTGATGACAGGCCCACCGGGGCTGCCGGCGCCCGTGCGGAAGATCAGCGTGCCGGCAGGGGTGGGCGGGGGAACCTCGTCGTCGACCTTGAGCACGATGAAGCCGACGCCGTACTTCGCAGCGAGGGCGAGCGCGGTAGCCGAGTCGGTGTCGGCGATCAGGTCGGCGAGGCCGGCGTCGTCCACGCCCTGGCCGCCGCCTATCGTGCCGTCCTCGATGCCGTTCTTGATCGTGTCGAGCTCAGCTCCGAGCAGGTCCAGCTCCTCGTCGACCCCCTTGAACGAGAAGAGGGGGGCCACCAGATCGCCGCGCCGGATGAAGACGACGCGGCGATCTGGTACCTCGAAGTACTCGCTCTGGGCGTTCTCGAAGACCGAGATGGTGCTGGAGGTCATGCCGCCCAGCAGCTTGACCGTGAGCGGGGTCGTCGAATCGACCGACTCGATGACCTCGAACCCAGACATGGGCTCCGTGATCAGCTTGCCGGTGGCCAGGTCGACCACCGGCTGGGGCCCGAAGGGGTAGTCCATCTCGATCTTCTCCTGTCAGCCCTTGGTGCCGGGCGTGGTGCCCTCGATGTAGACGGGCGTGCGGTTCGAGCCCAGGACCAGGGCGGTAAGCCAGGCCGGGATGCGGGGCTCGAGCCAGCGCCAGACGGCGTACCAGGCGATGGTGGCCAGGCCGGTCACGTAGCTCACGACGACCTGCGCGTTGAGGTCGACGTTGAAGCCGGCGAGGAAGTCGGCCACGGCCGGGAACTGAGTCAGGGCCCAGGTGATGATGTAGCCCCAGACCACGGGGACGGCCGTGCGCAGGAACGCGACGACGCGGTCGGACAGAGGATGGGTGGCCTCCATGATGGGTCAGCCCTTCTTGACGAGGTTGGAGATGGTGACACGACCCAGCTTCGAGTCGTCCTTGACGCCCAGCCAGCGCTGGAGCTCCTTGGAGCGGATGCCGTAGTTCTTCCCGGCGATGCCGTCGCGCCCCTTCGGGCCGAAGCCGAGGATCGCCTGAGCGATGTGGACCTTGTAGCCCTCGTCGCCGGGCTCGACCCCGCCAGCGGCGTGGAACCACTCCTTGTGTGTGACGATGCCCGTCTGCTTGAGGCCGACGCGCTTCTGGTACTCCTTCGTGGCAGCCTGGGTGATCGGGCCGTTCTTGCCGTCGGCCTGGCCCTTCTCGAGCAGGCCGACTTCGATGAGGAAGTTCTGCCAGAGCCGGACCCAGCCGTTGAACTTGGTGCTGGGCCGCAGTGTCCGCAGACGCTTCGGCTTGCGCGTGAAGCCCGGCACGGGCGTCTCGAGGAGCTTGCGGTAGGCGTCCCAGTCGAGCTTGCCCTCCGGGAACCCGAGGGTGTAGCCGACATCGACGTGCAGGTGGTCCCAGTGGGAGTTGCGCGTCTTGGCGGTCGGGTGCTGGCGCCAGTAGGAGTAGATGGCGTTCAGCCCGAGCGCGTTGGCGCACTTGGCGGCCCAGATGAGCGCGGCGCGCTCCTCCTTCGGAGCGCCCGGTGCGCCGAAGTTCAGGTCGGCGGCGCCGCCGCGCGGGTGCCACGACGTCGGGATGTGTAGCGACGCATTGACGCCGCCGTGCTTCGGGTGCTCGAACACGCGGATGCCATGGGCGACCATGTCGTCGAGGTAGCGCTCGAGGATCGCGTTGCTGGTCTTCCGGTTTCCGGTCATGATGCCCTCCTGTGGGGGTGTCGCGGTCAGTCTACCTGCGACTTCTCGACGAGTCGCCGTCGTGCCAGCCGGGCCTCGTGCTTCGGCCGCAGCAGGCCCGTGTAGAGCAGCGTGAGGCGCTGCCACAGCATGATGGACGCCAGCCCCATGGTCACGAAGAAGAAGAGCGCGTTGGCCTCCCAGGCGCCGGTGAGGCGGCGCAGGGCGGCTTCACCGGAGATCGCACCGATGACGCCCGTGAAGATCAGCAGGTGCCAGGTCTCGGTCCGCTTCTCCACGCCCCGCAGGTTAGCGGCGTAGAGGATCGTGAAAAGCGTGGCGGGGATGGCCGCCGCACTGTAGGCCACGATGATCAGGATGTTGCCCAGCTCGCTCTCGATGTTCATGAGTGCCCCCTCGTGGTCATGGCGTTCGAGAAGCGGGCGGAGAACCCGTTCTCGAACATCTCCCGGTCCAGGTCCGTGGTCACCCGATGTACTGCCGGCCACATGGCTCTCACCCGGTTCGCGCTCGCGCGGGAAGCCTTGATGGCCTCCTGAGCTTCCTCGGTCGTCGGCGGGGGCGCGAGCTCTTCCTCGGTCCTGCGCCGCCAGGGCAGTCTAGCCACCATCGGATGCCTCCTTCTCGGCCGTACTCACGGCGGCGGGAAGAGATGTCAACACATGGGCCGAGACTTGCCCCAGTCTCATGAGCTCACTGTTCTGGGCGAGGAGCGTGCTGTTGGACGTGCGCTCGATCTCCCACGCCTTCTTCCAGGACATAGCCTCTTCGATCCGGGCGTCACGATCGCGCCGGATCTCCTCGACCTCGCGCCCTGTCCTGAGTCTACCCGCAGTCAGCATGCGGAACACTGCGATGACCATGGATGCCGAGAAGAGCCACCCGCTGAGCCACCCCATGGCCTCGAGCACCGGGAGGGGAATCTCTGCAAACACGATCCTGCCCTCTCAGTTCACGAAGTATTCGGCCTCGACGACGACGCTGTCATCGGGCTCGTCAGTGCCGGCGCCGCCGAAGGTGACTCCGGGCATGATGGTGCGGATGACCACGCGGCCGTCGGTGAGGATCTCACCGAGACCCCCGACGATGTTGCCCGAGCCGGGGAAGCGACCGTTGATGCGCACGGTGGCCAGCGCGTGACGGCGGGGGATGTCCTCGTCGTAGACGGTCGCCACGACGGCGCCGCTGGCGGGAATGACGCCGTAGGCGTTCGAGGTCAGGGCGGCGCCGGATCGCTTGGCCACGACGCGGACGTGCCGATGCTTGCCGGCTCGAATCACGAAGCTGTGGCTGAACCGCTGGTAGCCGGTCGCGGCGCTCTTGGTGGAGTTGGAGCCCTCCAGCACGGTGTAGTCGAGGACCTCGTTGACGAAGCGCGTCTCGTTGATCCACGACAGGGCGCCCGTCTTGTCCACCACGCGGCGGTAGAAGGTGTTGTTGTCCGTGCGGTAGACCATCGTCCCCACGCGGGCGTCGAGGATCTTGTGCGCCAGCTCGCTGTGCACGACGTAGAAGCTCGCGCCGCCCTCGCCCGCGATCGTCCGCAGGTCGATGACCTGCTGGATGGCAGTGTCCGCCGTCGTCGACAGGCACAGCGCGAGCGGATGGAAGGCGTCAGTGCCGGTGTTCGTCGGGAAGGTGGGCAGCGAGGTGGGCACGGCGGCCCCGACGCTCGCGGGGATGTGCGAGATGACGGACTGGTCGTTCCCGATACCTGCCCAGTGGGAGGCCCCGACCATGAACCACTGTGCGGTGCCCGTGATGGGAGCGGGGATCGCGTCGTAGTTCAGGATGGCGTCGTTGTCGTAGGTCAGGGCGTAGGCCGATGCGGTCCCGGGGGCGATGGCGACGCGACGGGTGGCCCCGGCCGCTGGGGTCACGCGCAGTGAGGCGTGGTCCGCGACGAGCAGTTCGGCCCCCGCGTAGCGCTGCGCACGAGCGTAGGCGGCTCCCGGAGCAATGGTGTTGGGGTACCCAACCGGCGTAGTGAGGGCCACGGGGCCGCCTCCTGTCACGTCTGCGAGTTTGCGATCCTCAGCTTGCGGAGGACGTTCCGTACGATCTTCCCCAGCTTGACGTCCGGGTCGTCGCTCCGGTCACCAATCCTCGGACGACTGGTGTAGCCACCGGAGGCCGTCTCGGACAGTGTAACTTCCTGGAGCCGTTCCGTGATGTTGATGCCTCCCAGGGACATCGTGAGCTGGTCCCCGATCCAGATTTTCCCCGGCCGGGCCTGGAAGTTGGCGGCCTCGCTGAGCTCGACGGTGAGGCCCGACTTGGCGCCGCCCTCGGCGATCGTCTCGTCGGCCCGCTCGTACATCTCGTTCGGGTCGCCAGTGTCGCGGGCGTCGCGGAACACCTCGCGCTTCCACCCCAGCGACGCCTCGAGCGACGTCTCGACGCGCTCGCGCAGGAGCCGGAGCTGGCCCTCGCCCTCGCCACCCGCGACCGCACGGGTCACCGTGGCGTTCTCGTGGCTAATGGCCCAGGACGTGACGACGCGCGACTGCTCCTTGAAGACCTGCGGGATGGTACGCGGCTCCCAGACGTAGAGCTCGAGCCCCGGGGCGTCCTCGCGCTGACGGACGCCGACGCCGATGCCGGAGTTGATGATGCCGGCGCCGTCCTCGACGGGAATCAGGCGATCGTAGAGCGACTGGAACCGCAGGCGCGCCTTGACCTGCGCGCCGCGACCGAGCGACGGCGCCATATAGATGGGCAGGCCGAGCCGCTCGACGCCGTTGAGGCGCATAGCCTCCTTGATCACCGTCTCGGCGGGGCCGGTCATGGTCCAGTTGGTGCCCGCCGTGCCCTGCGCCGTGATGGCGGCGCTGGGCACGACCCAGCCGAGGATGTACTGGAGGATGATGAAGTCGTCCACGACGTCGAACTCGATGGTGCCCGTCTTCGCGGGGCCCGAGACGCGGTAGCGGGCCACCCAGCCCGAGAGGAGCTGATCCTTGGTCTGGGTGTCGCGGAAGACCACGCGGGCTCCGATCTCAACCAGATTCCCCATCTGCCTGTGGTCAATGGGGATGGAGAAGGTCGCCAGGCCTGGCAGGAACCACTTCGGGATGACGGTGACGTGGATCGGGTTGCCGACGAGCCCCCGGAAGGCGAAGTCCTTGCCGTAGACCTCGACGCGAATGCGCCGGCTCACGAGACGCCCCACTCGTAGAGCGGGGTGAACTCGAGCGAGACGTCGCCGGTGTTGCCGGTGACCTCGATGCCCAGCTTGGTCAGCTCGTCGGGCTGGATCGGGCTGAAATCGAAGGTGCCCAGGTCGCCGGTGACGTCGGTGCCGTCGGAGAGGTAGGCGATCTGGAACTCCGGCCGCATGTCGATGGTGAGCGTCTCCTCGGCCGGCACGGAGAACGGCACCTCGATGACCTCGCCGTTGATCTCCAGGCTGGTGGGGCCGGTGCCGGACAGGCGCCAGATGGCGAAGACCTCCTCGTCGCTCTCGTTGGTGACCTGGGCGTCATCGATCTGGTTGGACGCGGCGATGCCGAACGGCGGGCCAGCGGTCGGCCCCTCGGTGCCGCCGCCGAAGAAGTAGACGGGCGGCGCGGCGCCCCAGCGGCGCTGAACCGGCTTCACGCCCTCCCAGTACGGCTGCTCGGCGGTCAGGTAGACACCATAGGTCGCCCAGCCGAAGAAGGCAGGGTCGAGCTCGTACGCCTCCTCCATGCCGCGCTCGTAGCGGCATTCGAGACGGCGGTGGTGGCCGTTCGGATGCACGATGTGCAGCCAGCCGGTCTTGCCCTTGCGCATCGTGCGCGCGAAGGCGCGGTGGTGGTCGACCCACGCCTGCGAGTCGCCCTCGGCGTAGACGTGCAGCGGCAGGAAGACCTCACGGTTGAGCGCCCGCGCATCACGCCAGCGCGAGCCGGCGATCGAGGCGTGCTCGTCGCGGTGGTGCTCCTCGGTGATCCGGCCGAGCCCACGGACGCCGCGCATGAGAATGATGCCGGAGGTGTCCGTGGACAGAGCCCAGTTCGAGCCGTCCCAGCCCTCCCACCACAGCCCGTAGGCCGTGCGGCCGGGGTCCGGCGCCAGGAGCGCGGGAGCGGCCGGCTGCTCGACGAAGATGATGCCAGGCAGCATGAGTCACATCACCCCCGGCTCGTCGAAGATGCCGGCCAGCGCGAGCTGGTCCGATCGCATCTTGTTCAGCGAGTGAGCGACCTCGTCGGCGTCGGCGCCGAAGTGCGACCCGCGCGCGTCGACCAGCGGGCCATCCCCGCGTCCAGAGCTCATGGCGCGGACCTCCTCGACGAACCGGTTGGTGACGATGCTCTCGGGCTTCTGGGTCTTGTTCGCGATCAGCGACAGGCCCGGGGGAAGGTCGCCGCCCTGATCGTACAGGGTCGGGATGATTCCTCCCGTGTTCCAGCCCATGTGAACGTGGTCGAAGTGGCCGGCCTTCGTCACCGGGGAGGTGTCGTAGCGGCGGCCGTCGCGGTGGATCTGGCGGTTGCCCATCGGCGAGTAGTAGAGCTCCTTGAGCCCACGGATGCCGAAGGTGCGGTCCAGGATGTTGAAGATCCCGGCCAGGCCGGGGCCGCCGACGAGGTCCATGGCGCGGCCGAGGCCGTGCAGCGACGGGTAGCCGCTCGCCGTGATCGCGCCGGGGCGGAAGCTCGAGGTGACCAGCACGCCCGGGATGAGCGACTTCACCATCGCCATCATCGAGCCGAGGTCGGTGCCCTTGCCGAGCGGGCGGCCCTTGCCGCCGCCCTTGGCGCCCTGAGGTACGACGAGGTCGCGCACCCAGTTGCCGAGCGCGGCCGGAACCTTCCGGGCCACACCCAGCACGGCATCGCCGGGGATGCCGTCGATGCCGAACTCCTTGGCGATGAGCGCGAGCTGCTTCTTGAACCACTCGACGGGCCCGCCGAGCGCGTCGCCGACCCGGCGAGCACCGGCAGTGATCTTCGTCCAGGTGTCGCCGAGGAAGCCGCCGATGTTGCCGAGGATGCCACCCCGCGCGAAGCCGCCGAGGTAGCCGAGGCCCTCCTCCAGACGCCCCTCGCGGGCGGCCTTGTTTGCCGCGTTCCAGCGAGCGTGCCCGATCGCGGCCACGAGCTCGGGGCGCGCGATGCCCTCGCCGCCCGACAGGTCCAGCACGCCAGCCGTGTCGGAGTAGAAGCGGTGGACGTCGCGGCCCGGGGTGTAGCCGGGCAGCACGCCGCCCGTAGCATAGGCGGAGTAGCCCTTGCCGCCGCCACCGCTGCCAGGCTTCCGACCGCCGCCCGGCTGGAGCGCGGCGGGGATCTCGATCGGCTTGAGCGGGGTCATGCCCGGCACCTTGTCGGCCAGCCAGTTGAAGGCGGCGATGAGGCCCTTGTTCAGCACGTACTCGATGCCCAGGCGGATCGGGGTCCGCAGCAGGTCGAGGATGCCGCCCCAGATGTCGCCGAGCACGGCCACGGCCTTGCGCCACGCCGGAGCGATGTGCTCCTCGATGAAGCCGCCGATGGCCCGGAAGACCGGGCGCATGACCTTCGTCCAGACGAACTCGATGTGCGCGCCGATCGAGCGGAAGATCGGGCGGACGATGTTCTCCCAGAACCAGCGGAAGACCGGCACGACGACGAACCGGATGATCTGGCTCATCGCGTCGAAGACCCGGGCGAAAATCTGCCCGAGCACGTTGAAGACGCCGCCGAGGAGCTGGACGATCGGGCGGATCACGTTCTCCCACGTCGGCTTGAAGACGTTCTTCCACAGCCAGTCCCAGGCGCCTGCGATGGCACGGAAGACCGGGCTGAGGATGTTCTCCCAGAGCCACGAGAAGGCGGTGCCGATCGCGTCCACGGCCGTGTCGACGCCCTGGCGGAACCAGTCGACGTTCTGGTACAGCCAGGTGAAGGCGTCGTAGAGCAGCCAGGCGATCGAGATGACCATGCCGATGGGCCCCAGGAGTAGCCCGAGGCCCTTGCCGAGCAGCCCTGCGGCCCCTCGGGCGAGGCCGAGCTTCGTCACGATCTGGCCCAGCGGGGTGAGCATGGTGCGGAAGAAGGCCGCGACGCCGGCGACGCTGGTGATCAGGCCGCCGACACCAGCGAAGACCGACAGGAATCCGGCGAGCGCCTGGATCGCGAGCACGACGGCGCCGATCCCGAGCGCCAGCGCGGCCAGCTCGGACGGCTCCATGTCCGCGAGCCAGGCCGTGAAGCCGATGAGCGCCTCGAGCAGCTTGTCCGCATAGGGGGCGAGGCCGATGAGCAGGTTGACGAAGATGTCGCCGAGGTTGCCGAAGAGCTCAGCGACCTCGGGGCCCGCCTGGCGCAGATAGTCGAGGAAAGCCGCGAACCCCGTGCTGTCGGCGAGGGTGGCCGCCCAGTCGGCGAAGGAGCCCGACAGGCGCGAGAACGCCTCGCCCATCTCGACCATGAAGGGCAGGAACGCCCGCATGATCTCCATGAAGCCGGTGAGGATGTTGATGGAAATCTCGCCGAACTGCTCCAGGAAGATCGGGGCCAGGCTGCCGAGGAGCGCGAAGAAGCTCTTCCACTGCGGGGTCACGAGCATCTGGGCGAACGTCTCGGCCAGGCGCCCGGCGACGCGCGCCATCCCGCCCATGAAACGGATGAAGCTGGGGCCGTAGGTCTCGACGATGAGCTGGAGGCCGCGCTGGAGCCCCGGCAGGAAGCCCTCCTGGACGGCGAATCGCAGCTCGTCGAGCAGCGGCTTGAGGCCGAAGAGCCAGGTGGCGAACGCGACACCGGCCGGGGACAGGCCCCGCAGCGCCTCGTTCAGATTGTCGGTGGCGGTGGCGAGGGAGTCGGTGGCCTGCGCGGACTCCTGGGCTCGCAGGCGAGCGTCCTCATGAGCGCGGGCGAGGTTGCGCTGGGCGTCGGCGATCGACTCGGCCGCGTCGACCTCGGCCCGTGCGCGGTCCTCGCGGGCGCGAGCCAGCGCCGCCTCGGCGTCGTTGATGCGCTCGGCGGAGTCGGCGGCCTGCTCGACCTGGGCGCGGCGCGCCTTGGTGAGCCCGTCCTCGGAGTCCTTCACCTCGTCGTTCGCGCGCTTGAGGCGGTCCTTCGCGTCCTTCACGCGGTCGGACCCCTCGACGCCCTCCTTGTTCGCCTTCTTGGTGTCCGACTCCAGGCGCTTGGTCTCGAGCTGCTGCTGCTCGAGCGCCTCGAGCGCCTTCTCGTAGGCGAGCTGGGCCTTGGCCTTCTCACGCTCGGTGGCCTGGTCGTCCTCGAGCACGACGTTGAGGTGCACGAGCGCCTCTTCGAGCGCGAACTCCAGGCCCCGCTCGTTGAGCCGGGCGCTGTCGAGCTGGTTGTTCAGGTCTTCGAGGTCGCGCACGGCCTGACGGCGAGCATCGTTGAGGCCCTCCTGGGCCTCGCGTGCGCGCTCCTGAGAGTCCGCGAGGCGCGCCTCGGCGTCCTTGACCCGCTCGGCCGCCTCGCGGGCCGCACGGGCCGCTGCACGGTGCGCGTCGGCGACGGCCTCCTCGGCCTCCTGCACGCGACGGTCGGCGTTCTCGATCTGCTCGGCGGCGTCGCGGCGTGCGCGGGCGAGGTTGCGCTGGGCGTCGGCCAGGGCGCGGGCGTCCTGCACCGCGCGCCGCTGAGCCGCCAGGGCGTCCGCCCCCGAGCCCGTGCCGCCCTTGTCGAGCCGCTGCGCACGAGCGAGGTCGTTCATGGCCGTAACGGCGCCACCGATGCCCGAGAAGGCCGCGACGAGCACGCCGATGCCGGCCAGGGCGCCGAGGGCCGCCGCGCCGATGCCGAAGATCCCCGCCGCGACGCCCGCGAGCACCGGGATGAGCGCGGGGCCGAGCGCGAGGGTCGCCAGCAGCGCGCCGTTGAAGACTCGGACGGAGTTGGCGGCGCTGCCGGCGTCGAGCGCCTTCATGAGCCGGTTGGTCTTGACCGCCTCGCGGCCGACGCCCCGCAGGGATGCCTCGAGCGTGCGGAGCTGGATCACGGCGCCGACGACGTCGACATCGACATCGAGGTCGACGGCGCGGGCAGCGATCTGGTCGAGCGCGGCACGCATCGCGGTCACCTGAGCCAGCGCGGCGCCGGCGTCGAGGTCGACGTCGATCTTGACGTCGGAGGCGAGCATGCGGATCTCGTCGCGGAGCCGACGCATGTCCGCCTGGACCGCGTCGCGGTCGACGCGGATCTTGAGCTGGACGTCGGGGTCGGTCTGGTTCCAGCGGCGGACGGTCTTGTCGATCTCGTCGGCCTGAGCGCGCAGCGCGCCGAGCATCGTCCGAGCCTGGCCGCCGAGGCGGCGCTGGCCCTGGTCGCCCTCGTTGATGATCCGCTGCCACTCACCGCGCAGATCCCGCATGCCCTGGAGGAACTCGGCCTGACCGGTGATGGTCTTGAGGTCGAGCTTGCCGATCCGCTCCATCTCCTCGCGGAACGCCTTGACCTCGCCCTTGCCGAGCGAGCGGTTCAGCACGTCGAGATCCTGGCTCATCCGCTTGAAGCGGTCCTGAGTCACCTTCGAGAAGGAGTTGGCGAGGTTCTTGCCGGCCTTCTCGCCGGCCTCGCCCATCTTCTTCTCGAAGTCGGGCCCGATCGAGCTGAGATCCTTGCCGACCGACTGGACGGCCTTGCGGACCTCGCGATCGACCTCGTTCTGGACGCCTCGGAAGGAGGGTGCGACGTCAAGGAAGATCGTCCCCGCTGAGTACACGTCGCGCCCTCTCTCCCGATGCTGGGCTCACTCTACCCGGCAACGCCTGGTCACGGCTCGATCGGATCGCTCCGACGCCGGTTGCGCATGAGCCGTTCCACCAGCTTGCGGTGGCGGTTTTCGAGCATCGCCTGGCGGACGTCGGCGAACTTCGTGGCCGGTCGCGGCTGCGGCTTGAGCTTGCCCGGGTTGCCCCCGTTGGCCTTCGTGGTGACGGCCAGGAGGCCCTCCACCGTGTCGGTCAGCGTCGCGATCTGCTCGTTCAGTGGCGTCCACTCGCTCAGCGGTGGGGTGTAGCTCTTCTTCGGCTGGCCTTCTGTCGCCTCGATGATCGCCTTGACGTGCTCCTCGTCATTGGCGACCGCCGCGTGGTAGTGAGACGCCTGGGGCAGATGGGCGATCAGGTTCAGCGCCTTGCGGTGCCGGCCTGATCGCCACATCTGCCCTAGGTCATGCTGCGGGTACCAGTGTGCGAAGTCGGCCTCGAGCTGGTTGCCATACCGCTCGATGTAGAAGGCCAGCCGCCTCAGTTTCCCTCGTCGACCTTGTAGTGCTCCTGGTACGCCGTGACCAGCTTGCCCAGCAGCGGGCTCGGGAAGTCGTTCTCGAGGAAGGTGACGTAGTCATCCTCGCTGAGCAGCTCGCGCAGCATGAGGAAGGGCTCACGCGGGTCGAGGACGGCCGCACGCTGCCAGCCGATCTCGGCCGGGCTCTTGAGGGTGACGAGCTTGCCGCCCTTGCACCGGACGTTGAACGGCGGCAGCTCTTCGACCTCAAGCTCGCTCTCGGCGGCCTCGATGTCGAACGCGACCGGGACGACGGCCTTCTTGCGCGCCGGGGTGGTGCTCTTCGTGGGGGTGGCCATGAGGACTCTCCTACTTCTCGGGGGACTTCGGAGCCGACGGCTTGGGTGCCTCGGCCTTCTTGTCGCCACGAACGCTGTGCCAGCCGTCGTAGCGAAGCTTGGTCTCCTGCTCGGCGGTGGTGACCTCGCGGGTCTCGTCGCCACGCTGGAGGGTGTGGGGCTTGAACTCGTAGCCAGTGTTCTTGGCCATGGTGGTCATTCCTCTCGGTGAATGCAGGGGGTTCACAGAGACCCTAGCCGGGGCTGCCACCCCCACGGCGCGATGCCCCGGCTAGGGAGTTTCTCAGGCGGCGATGTCGATGCCCATCTGGTCGAGCAGCGCGTAGTAGCCCGCGCCACCGAACATGAAGGACTCGGCGGCACCGTAGGCGGTGTCGTAGAAGCCCTGGAAGGTGACCGGCCAGGTGATGGCCTGGTCCTGCTTCGAGTAGGACTGCTCGCCCTTGCCCGTGACCTTCGCGCGCGGCATGAAGCGCGCGATGTAGATCTCGCCGTGCTCGTTCTCGTCGACCGAGAGCGCCCACACGCGGTAGAAGCGCGAGCTGGGTCGCTGCGGCTTCTTGATGAGCACCTCGCCGGTGCCGGCCGTGGCCTCGATGCCGGCCTTGGCGACGCCCGTGTAGAGCGACAGCGTCAGGAGCTTGGTCTCCTGGGCGGTCACCGTCAGGGTCGAGGTCTCGGCCGTGATGTCCGAGCGGGTCGGGGACGTGCTCTGGAACGAGGAGATGTCGGACGAGGTCGTCTCGGTCGAGAACGCCATGCCGTCGTCGGTCAGGTAGCCGAGATCCTCGTAGCCAGCAGGCAGGTCCGCCAGGTCGATGACCTGGTTCGGGGCCGTGCCGGTGACCTGAGTGAACGCGCCGATGGCGGGCGCGGTGGCCTCGGCCACGAACGCCGAGCCGCCGAGCGACTTGCGGATGAGCTCGGTCTGGAGCGAGCTCAGCTCTTCGTAGGTAGCCACTGGGGCCCCTCCCTATCGTCGTGTCGAGATCCTGTAGGTGGACAGGAACCGACGGATTTCTGGCTGCGAACCCCACGGCACCCGCTTGGGCCCCGACACGGTTTCGACTCGATCCAGCACCACGCCGCCCAGCGATCTTGCTGAGAGCAGGATGCCGTGAGTCTTCACACCGAGATCATACGCGCCCGCTCTTGTGAGCGCGAAGTAGTCGATGTCGACGGTGGCCCGGCGCGTGAATGCGTCGTCCGGGTCGCTGAGCACCTGGACCCGAACGAACCCCTTGGCCGCGACGGTCGCGAGGTTCGACGGGGCCGTGTCGCCCGCCTTGACGTCGGGCTTGCCCATCTCGGCAAGTAGGGGAGGGATCCCCTGGATCAGCGCGAGCTCGAGGTCGGGAAACGGCTTGGCCAGGTCGTTCATTCAGGGGCTCCCTTGGGGGTGTGGAACTTCTCTCCAGCTCGGCCCAGAACGCGGTGCCCCTGTCCCTTGGTCTGAGCGTTGCCCCACTCCACTGCGGCGGCGTGGTCGGAGTCGTTGGTGACGCGGCCCGTCACGCGGGGGTTCGGGAAGGGGTCGGACACGGTCAGCACCGGCCCGGCCTCCACGTCGAACGACGAGACGAAGTCGCCGCTGTCGACCATCCCGCCCTCAATGGCCAGCGCGCGAGCCTCGCTCGCGACGTCCTCGGCCGCCTCGAGCACCGGCTTGTGGAGCTGGCGCGAGAGCAGAAAGTCGTCCATGGCCCTGAACCGCGAGCCGGCCGGCAGGTCGCGCCGGGTGTTCGCCGGGACGTACCAGGCCCTCCAGCCCGCGCCGCGCGCCGTCGGCGGCCGGGAGCGCACGCGATCGGGGATCTGCATCACGGGCTCCTCTCGAGGTTGAGCTGGACGCCGCTGGTGTCGCCGTCGAGGTAGTACCACGGCATGGCGTTGCCGACGGCGCGGAACTTCATGCCGCGCCAGACGACGGTGTCGGTGGAGAACAGGTCCGTATGGTAGACGGGCGCGAGCAGGGTGGCCCGGTCCGAGGTGACGGCAGCACGGAAGCTCTCCTCACCCGACCCCTCAAACCAGACGTCGCAGCCGTCGATCTCGAACGTCTCGTCGGTCCCCGGGATGGGGTCGCCGAAGTGGTCGAGGTCGGGTTGCCGCGTGACCTCGACGGTCTGGGCGCCCAGCGGCTCGATCTCGGCGCGGACGAGCTTCACCATGAGTCGGCGTCCGCAGGCCCGCTCATGGTCATGCCGTGGGCGAAGTCCCAGTCACCAGCGGCGAACGAGTAGCCGTCGTGGCCCTCGTCGCCGTAGCGCGGCCGGCGCCGACCGGCCGAGGGGCCGCCGAAGTGCTTCGTGACCCACAGGCCGCCGCCGCCTCCAGGCCGCTGGCCCTCGAGCCAGGCGCGGTCCTGCTCGCGCAGGTCGAGCCCGCGCACCGGGCTGTCGAAGAAGGACTCCGACGTCGGGCCGGACGTGCGGCGCGCGAGGTTGCCCTTGTCCATCCACGCCTGGCGCGCGAGCCACAGGGCGATGATCTTGGCGCGCTCGGGGGCCGTCGCGGCCGTCCAGTCCTGCTTCGCCGTCGAGGTGACGATCGTGCTCGCCGCGTCGGTGATGATCGCGGTGTAGTCGTCGTCGGTCAGCGAGCCGGCCGGGCGCTTGAGGAGCGCAGTCAGGCGGTCGATGTCCACGAGGTTGTCGGCCACGACCGGCCTCCCTTCGTACGGCGACGGCCCCGCCCCGGTGAGGAGCGGGGCCGTCGGTGAGCCGATCCGAGGATCAGGCGGCCGGAGCGAGCGGGGCGAACGTGCCCTTCGCGCGACGGACGCTCTTGCCCGTCGTGACGAGCGCGTCGTTCTCGATGATCGGGTCGCCCGCGACCGAACCATCGGCGGCGCTCTCGGCCGAGGCCCGCGTGTGGCGGCTGATCTCGTCCTTGATCTCCTCGATGTTCCAGTAGACGTGGATGACCTGACCGTTGCGGTCGTAGTCCAGCGAGTAGCCGCGCTGGACACGAGCCGAGACGCCGTCGATCCGCGCGAGGCGGGCCCAGGCGACGTTCGAGTCGGGGAGCTGCCCCGGCCCGGTCGGCATGACCGCCCACGAGGGGTGGACGACCTGGAACTCGTTGTCACCGAGCAGGTCGGTGCCGTCGACCAGCTCCATGCCGCCGACGGTCAGGCGAGCGGCAACGCCCTCGCGGAAGACCGTCTCGGCCTGCGACGTGTCGTAGGCCCGGATGAGCTGCGAGGCAGCCAGCGCCACGAAGACGTTCTGGCCGGCCAGCAGGTAGCGGCCCTGCTTCGGCATGCCCGCACGGTTGCAGGCCACCTGGATGCGGAGGAGCTGCGCCGCGAAGGCGTCCGGGTTGTCGAGCGTCCCGGGACCGCCGAGAGAGAGGTTGGTGATCTTGAGGTTGCTCGTGTCGAGCAGCCGCGTCTCGATCTTCGAGCTGAGGCGGTTGGCGAGAGCCGACGTGGCCGGAGGAAGAACGTCCGTCGCGTACTGGATCTCGTCGTACCGCTCCTGCTCCGGGGTCGTCCGCACGCCCTGGGTCATGTGGTTCTTGATCTGGAGCGGCAGCGACGTACGGAAGATGTCGTCGAACTCGACGGGCTTCGTGCGCGTGCGGAACTCGTAGTCCCGCGCCACGGTCGCGGCGTCCGTCTCGTACCAGACGGTCGGGAAGCCGTCGGGCCCCGTGGTGCCGGGGAACATGCTGTCGTCGATCATCGTCACGAGACCGAAGAAGCGGCCACGACGGGCCAGGTCTGCGACGGTGAGGTCGGTGATCTTCTGCGGGTCGAGCCGCTTGTCGATCTTGCTCACGGTGAGCTCCTTGTCAGTGTTGGCGCGGATCTCACCGTGGAGATCGCGTAGTCCAAGGGGTCAGCTACGCAGGGGCGGCAGCGAGAGCTTCGCGCTCTGCGGGTTGGACGCCACGGTGTTCTTGGCACCGCCGAGCCCTGTCCGCAGTCGCGACGCCGGGGTCGGCTCCTGGATCGGGGGCCGGCGCTCGCCGTCCTCGTCTCCACCGTCCTCGTCGCCCTCGTGATCCTCGCCGCCCTCGTCATCGCCCGCGAGGGCGATGTTGTGGTCCTTGGCGAACTGACGGCCGTCCTCGGCGATCTCTTCCTGGGTCTCCCCGACGAGACGCGAAGCGTCCCGCTTCGAGAGCCCCAGCTCGAGAGCCGTTTCGAGCTGCCAGATGCGCTTCTGGTCCTGCGGCTGAGATTTTCCGTCCTTGCTCTTGAGGTCGCGGTTCTCGCGCTCGAGCTCCGTGAGCCTCTGCTGGCCTGTCTCGTCCAGACCGCTCTTCGCGGCCTTCGCGGTGTCCAGCTCGCCCGTCAGGGTCTCGACCTGGGTTTCCAGGGTCTTGGCCTTGTCGTGCGCTGCCTCTTCCTGTCGGCGAGCGTTCCAGATCAGGCGTGCAGCCTTCTCCTCGTCGATCTCGCCCTCAGTCCAGGGCCACTTCCAGTCGTTGAAGTCCTCGGGAACCTTGCCCACGGCTTCTCCTTATCTAATGTCGACCCCTTGGCCAACTGGTTGAAGATTAGCACCACCGAGGCTGGAGTGCCTCGGTGGTGCTAGGGGGACGCTCAGGCGTCGTTGGACACGTCGACCGCGACGATGGCAGCGTGCGTCTCGCTGTCCTCGTTCGCGATCAGCACGGCCAGGTCGGTGTCGAATGACTCACTCTTGCGCGGCATGGTCAGCTCTCCTTCTTCTCCGACGAGCCGGTCTTGGTCGACGAGGTCGTCGACTTCGACGTGCTCTTGGTGGACTTCGCCTTCGACCTGGGCTCGAAGGTCTGCTTGTCCCGCTCGTTGGTGACCATTAGGCCACCTCCTCTCGCTCACTCGGCTCCGATGCTACCCCGAGCCGAGTGACCGCGTCCTTGTCGCCGTGGGCCCGCGCGAGGGCGAGGATCTCGCTCTCGCCACGCTGGAGGGCCATCCAGTAGCGGCGCCACGCCTTGACCTTGTCGTGGCCGATGTGCGCCTCGGTGGCGAGCTTCCACTGGAAGGACCGCTGCTCCACGGAGTCGGGGAGGCTCTGGTCCTCACGGAAGAGGGGCGTCAGCGAGCACTGGCACAGGTCGTGGGCGCTCACCTTCCGCGATCCGTCTGGGCGGGGATCCTCGGCGGTCTTCCAGGAGTTGCCCCGGAAGACGGCGCCACGGGACTCGAGCATCGAGCACCAGTGGCACACCCGCTCGTCGCCCGACGTCGTCCAGTAGAGGCCGATCGCCACGCTGTCGTGCTCGGGCGCGCGCTGGACGAACTGCCGGCCGGGGGCGAGGGTCTGGCGCACGGCGGCGCCGCTGGCCGACCGGCCCGCGATGTCGAGAGCCTCCTCCAGTTCGCGGCCGGCCGCCAGCGAGTCGCTGAGCTGCTTGAAGCCGGCCGCCACCAGCGAGGTCACCACGGCCTCGTCGGGCAGCTCGATCTCGGGCAGCGCCGGGACGGGCCCGGCGTCGCGGCGCTCGATGTAGCGCACGTTCGAGTAGAAGACCCTGGCCAGAGCGAGCGATCGCGTCGACTGGAGCTGGATCGCCGGCACGGCGCGCTCGATGAACTGGTCGCCCCCGACGCCGGGTGCGCGCACGAGCATGCGCCACTGCGCGAGGGTCGCGATGGAGAGCTGCTCAGCTAGCCGCGCCTGCGCCTGCTGGTGCGCCAGCGCCAGCCTCGTTGACATTGTCGTTGCCACGCTGTGCCCCTTCCCGGCCGACGGCGGCCTCGAGCATCGCGGCCATCTCCTTGGCCTGCCTGATCAACTCGCGCCGACGCTCGGCCTCAACGGTGTCCTGCTGGGTCCAGCCCTCGAGGCGCTCCCACATCATCTCCATGGGGATGCCTTCGCCGTTCGAGTACAGCGTGGTGATCGCCTGGGCCATGGTCTGGATGTCGACGGCGTCCGTCTTCGCCCAGACGATGCGCGAGGTGAAGTCGTTCGCGATCTCCTCGTTGCCGTAGGCGTACCCACCGAGGCGGACCAGCGACTCGTACTGCTCGCCGAAGACGGCCTTGAACTCGTCCATCTTGCGCTTGAGCGAGGCGTCGGCGGCTGCGATCGCCTCGGCGCCGATGTTGTCGCTCAGGCCGAGCATACGGTAGCCCGGCACCTGGGACGTGAAGGCGAGGTCGCGGATGTCGGCCTCGCGGGCCCGGATATGGCCGTCCATTGGCGAGGCCGGCAGGGAGCCAAACTTCGTGTCGGCCGACTCGCTCATGAGGAAGTCGCCGACGCTGAGCCAGGCCGCGAACGCCTCCTCGATCTCCGGGTCCGGCTTCTTCATGCCCGCGATCGTCCGCACGACCCAGGAGGCGAACCGCTGGAGCACCAGGCGGTCCGAGGTGTCCTGGTCGATGCGCTGGAGCAGCGGCATGTACGGCTCGATCTCGCCTCGAGCGTTGCCGTCGAGGTCCATGTAGCCGAACCGCTGGATCGGGCAGAGGTCCATCCCATGCGGGAAGCTGTCGATGTACGCCAGCTTGGACGGCTGGCCCTCGGGGCAGCTCAGGTGGTGCTCGGCGTCCTCGTCGTAGAGGATGATGTAGTTCTCGTTCGGGCCCTCCTTGTTCGGAACGACGTCCACGTCCAGGGCGAACTCGGGGAACTCGTCGAAGTCGTCGCGGTAGAAGGCCGTCATCCGCAGCGCCGAGCGCAGGCGGTAGGCCACCGTGGGCTTCTTGTCGAGGCGACCCTGTGCCGGCAGGGCGGCAGCGTAGGACAGCCCGTGGGAGAACGCGGCCTTCACGAGCGGCACCTGCTTGGAGCCCATCCGGTTGCGCATCCAGTCACTCCACGCCGGGGCGTTGTCGGAGCTGTCCGCCAGGCGGATGCCCTCGACCCGGAGCTGCTGGGAGAGCTGGTCGACGATGCCCTTCGCATTCGGCGTCAGGGCGGTCTCGTTGATCTTCTTGAGGTCGGCCGGCGCCTTGTCCGGCATTGTCGGCCGCTCGTGGTCTCGCAGGTCCATGTCGTGCCAGCGCTGGCGCGTCTCAGCGACCCCGCGCTCATGTTCGGCCTCTTCCCACGCCTCCTTGACGCGGCCAGCGATGGACAGCTGGCCCTCGGGGCTCACGCGGTTGGTCTTCGCGATGATCTGCTCGCGCCGCCGACGGGCCATGTCTAACGCCTCCTGTTGAGGAACGAGCTCGGCACGAACATCTCGCCTGCCTGCTTGCCCTTGGTCGTTTCGTCCTGCATTGACACGATTCTTGCCAGCATCCTAGCGCCGACGAAGCAGACCGCCGCATCGATCTTCTTCGATGAGTTGCGACCAGGCTTCCGAATGATCATCCCACGGTCGGTCATCATGCGCTGCGCGTTGCGGAGGTGAGTCCGCAGTTTGGGGTGACCATCCCACGTTACGTTCCCCGAGTCCATATCGTCGGAGAGTCGGACGACGGCCTCCGAGAAGAGGATGGTGTGGGCCGGCGCGGCCATGTCCCACATGATCGCCGAGCGGCGCTCGCCGCTCGGCTGGGCCCAGTGGGTCAGACGATCGCCGTAGCGCGTGTGCCACTTGTCGATGAGCGCGTCCCAGTAGCGCGTGCCGTCGGCGTCGTCCTTCGCGTGCGAGGGGTCAGCCCAGAACGCGATCACGTTGAAGGTCTCGAACGCCTCCTTGACGCGCATATCGACGGCCGGGCGCGGCGCGAGCCAGCCGTCGCCGTCCTTGCCCTTCGGCTTCTCCCAAAGTCCGATCAGGAAGGTGTAGCCGTCAGAGACCCGGGTGCCGACCAGCGCGGTGCTGTCCCCGGACTTCGAGCCGTCGAAGAACATGGCGATCGGCTCGTCGACCTGCACCAGCGACCAGCCGAGACGCAACGGGTCGGTGTCGAAGCGGTCGCGGCCGGCGCGCAGCTCCTTGAGGTCCGGGTGGATGGTCGCCCGGATGTCGGAGTCCTCGAGGTACGCCTTCTCGCCCGTGACGATCGCGTTGGTGTAGTACCGCCGCATCTGTGGCCAGTCATTGGACTTGAGGATGTCCTTGGCCGTCTCGATGGGGCTCAGCCAGATGGCGTCGCCGCGCAGGTGGCGCAGGAGCCAGCGGAGGTACTCGATGAGGGTCTCCCGGCTGGGGTCCTCCATGACCTCGATACCGTCCTGGTGCCGCATGACCTTGATGCGGTTCCCCTCGTCGTCGAGGTAGGTGTAGTCCGGCACCAGGGGCACGTTCTCGGGCGCCTCGATGCTGTCGTACAGCGTCTCGACGACGCCGTTGCCGGCCTCATCGTCGTACTTCTCGCGGAGCTCCTGGGCGTGCGAGTCCTCGTTCGGGTCGTAGGCGTTGGTGATCGCCAGGGTGCGCGCGAGCTTCTGCATCGCCGAGCGCATCTTGTTGACGTTGCGGTCGATCACGGCGGCGGTGGCGGTCCCGTTGTTGTTGTCGCGCCAGTGGTGGGGCTCGTTCTTGATCACCAGGGAGGGGCGGTTGCCCTCTCGAGTCTCCGGGGAGGAGGTCACCGACTCGATCTTCCCGTAGTACCCGAAGGCGTAGATGATCGTCCGGTGCACCTCGATGTCGAACTCCTTCTTCGCCCGGTCGGTGAAGAGGCCCTGGAGGAACGACATGGTGTTGACGGTCTGCTCCTTGGCGACGCCGAAAATCTGCACCCAGGGCTCGTTCTTGAGCCGACCAAAGACGATCTTCGCCCCGGGCACGTACTTCTTGCTCTTCGTGCCGTCGGGGTGCAGCCAGTAGTCCGGCCTCGAGGGGCCGCAGAGCTCGATGGCCGCGATGACGGCCGCCACGGGATCCTTGCCCCAGCCCTTGACCTTCTGGATGACCGCGTCGCGGTAGAGCCAGACGCTCACGTCCTCGTCGTCGAGGTCGACCGGCGCAACGGTGTAGAACCACATGATGAAGCGCGCCTGCTCGAACGTGAACTGCCAGTGCTCGGCGCCGGCCGCGCCCCGGAGGTAGTCGGCGCACCAGCGGATGACCTGGAGCCCACCCGTGCGGTCCAGGTCCGGGAAGACAAAGTCGCCATCGGCGTCACGCTGCCAGACCGGGCCAATGCAGATAGGCTCGAAGTCCGGGCGGGGCCCCAGGTTCTCCTCGACGCGCCGGAAGAAGGCATCCCCCGACGGCTCGCTCATGACTTCTTCTTCGCGGCGGCCGTGCGCAGGTAGTCCTCCATGGCGACCACGGCGGCGTCACCCGGCGTCGCCGGCGTGGCGGCGGCGCCGGCCTTGCTCAGCTCCATGCTCATGCGCCGACGCTGGCCGTCGGTGATCAGCAGGTCGCTCATGAACGCGCGGAAGGCGTTCAGCGAGGCGCCCTTGATCGGGAGCTGGGCCTGGATCGGCCGGCTCACCTTCTCGGCCTTCGTCTTGCCGGTCGTCGGGTCCGTGACGGTCTGAACGCCGTCCTGGAACCCGACGAACTGCGGCTTAAGCTCGCGAGACATCGCTTCGCAGAGGAAGTAGAGCGTCATCCAGTCCGACTCCTCGTAGAAGGCGGACTGGCCGCTGTTCTGGGCGGCCTCCCAGAACTCGACGGCGACGGGGTGCCAGTGCTCGAGGTCGGGGACGAATGGAGACTCGGTGCGCACGCCGGACTCGCCCTCGGTCACTGGGTGAGTGGGCTTGTTGCGACGAATGCGGTGCTCTGCCCGCTTCCCGACGGGTCCGCGAGTCCCCATGGTTCCTCCTAGGCGCTTGCCTCAGCTCTTGCTGTCGGCCCTCATCCTAGCTCGGCGGAGCGCCGACGCGCACCCAGCGCAGTACCCCTTGCCTCCGTGGGCCTTGTGCCCCTCGGGCACCGGACGCTCGTAGGCCAGCGGCGCCTTGCAGCGGCCACAGTGGGTCGCGCGCGGCTCGCGCGGCTTGTGGTGGCGCTTCTCGCGGGCGTTGCAGGTGTTGCACACAGGGGCGCCGCTCTCGTCCCGCGCGGCGAACGAGCGCGTGCCCGGGAAGTCGGCGGCCCGCTGGAGCGTGTGGCGCAGGCCGCGATCGCAGCGCACGCACCGCAGCTTCGTGTAATCCACCGGCTGAGGGCCCGGCTTCTTCGGCCCGCCCCGGTAGCACGTCGTGCACATCCCCTGGCCGACGTAGGTCACCTCGCCCGGCCGTCCCGTCGGCTCGGCCGTCTTGCGGCGCATCGGCCGACGGCAGGCGATGCAGTGCTCGGGAGGCTTGCCGGGCGTGAACGGGAGCGGCTCGGTGAACCCCAGCGCGTCCAGAGCCACCTGGACGCGCTGGGGGTCGAAGGGGTACTTCCGGGGCCGCCCGGCACGCCTCTTGGCCTTCGCCTTGCGGTCAGCCTCGCGCCGTCGGGCCCGGTACTCCTCGTCGTTCTTCAAGCGCTCGCGCCGCGCCGCCTCGGTCGCGCGCTTCTTGGCCGCGCGCTCCTCGGGGGTCATGACGGCCGTCGAGCGCGCCTTCTTTGGCGGGTTCGCGTGCTGCGACTCGACGGCGGCCTGCTCGAGCCCGGCGAAGTAGGCGTTGCGCTCGCGCCGGCGCTCGAGCTCGGCGAAGCGGGCGTCATCCATTGAGGGCCCTCGCAAGCGCCTGGACCTCTCCGCGATGCCGCTTCGAGCCCTCCTTGATTTCGATGCGCATGAGGGCCTCCTGGGGTTCGGGGATCGGTGGTTTTGCACTGTAATACCGAGGACCATACACACGTTCCTCGATCTTCGTCAAGTTTCAGTCGAAGAAGTCGGGCGACAGGCGCCAGGCGAGCTTCGCGGCCTCGAGCTTCTCCTTGAGCGCGGCGCGCATGCGCTCGACGGAACGCTCGAAGTCGGCGAGAACGCCCTCCAGCAACGGGACGTCCGGTAGCGCGGCTTCCTCGGTGTAGTAGGTCACCTGGATGTCGACCTGCGCTCGCGTCGTGGTGTCCTGCTGGCTCAGGTTCCGTCTCTGGAGCATGGGGGCCTCCTCGCGTCGTGGGGAAGATCAGTGAAGCCGAGGCTAGTTCACTTCTGCGGCCTTCGTCAACTTTCCACTTGTAGCCCGTTGTGTGTATGATGCCAGGACTGCCATCCCCGAAGCGAGGAGACACCCCCACATGAGCGACCGCACCTTCTACACCGTCGCGGAGCTGGCCAAGCTCCTGCGCGTCACCCCTCGGACCCTCCAGCAGTGGCGCAAGGACCGCAGCGGGCCCACGTTTGTCCGCATCGGCAACCAGATCCGCTACCCCGTGGACCGCGTCGAGGCGTACCTGGAGAGCAACACGGTCCGAGGTGTCGAGTGACCGGATACCAGTACGCGCCTGCCTACTGGGAGGCCGGCTGGATCCCCGTCCCGCTGCCGCACGGCAAGAAGACGCCCCCTCCGCAGGGGGCGACAGGCCGTGGCGCCCGCGACGTGTGGATCGCCGACATCCAGACCTGGCTCGACGACGACCCGAACGCGAACATCGCCCTGCGCATGCCGAAGAACGTCGTCGGCCTCGACTTCGATCTCTACAAGGAGTCCGGCCGCGAGACGCTCGCCGCCATGACCGCCCAGTACGGCGAGCTGCCCGCGACCTGGCGCTCGAGTTCACGCACCGACGGCTCGGGCATCATGTTCTTCCGCACCGACCCGAGCCGCACCGACGCGCTGCGCGACCCGATCGGCGGCGGCAAGGGCGGCCTCGAGATCATCCGCTGGTCGCACCGCTACGCCGTGGTGATGCCGTCGCTGCACCCCGAGGGCGGCACCTACCTCTGGTACGGGCCTGACGGCCAGCGCAGCACCGCGCCGAAGGTCGGCGAGCTGCCCGAGCTGCCGCAGGCGTGGCTCGACGCCCTCACCCCCGAGGAGAAGGCCGAGCACAGCGCCGCGACCGTCGCCGTGACGGCCGAGGGGCTGGCCAAGGCCGGCGCCTACGAGCGCAAGGCCGTCGGCGGGCTCGTCGCGCGCCTCCAAGCCATGACGGCCGCCGCCGCGAGCCCGAGCGAGTACCGGGGTGAGCCCTGGGACCAGACGACCTACTACGTCGCCTGCCGGCTCTTCGAGATCGCCAACGCGACGTGGTCGAGCCTGACCCCCCAGGAGGCCGAAGGGCTCGTCATGCAGTACGCGCCGCGCGACCCCGGCTTCCCCGACGCTCGGGTGCACGAGAAGATCAGCTCGGCCGCGCGCACCGTCGGCTCGAACGCGGCGGCCCCGCCCACCGGGGGCACCTCGGGACTCATCGACCGGATGATCGAGCAGCGCATGGCGCCGCCGCCGTCCAGCGTGGCGACGGAGTCGGGATCCCGGAAGATCGTCACGGACGTCGAGTTCGACGTCTCGAACCACGCCCTGGCCGCGCACCGCCTGCTCGGCGAGGTCGGCTCGGGCCGTCTGGCCGGCATGTTCTCCCGCAAGAGCGACCTCGTCTTCACCCCGCGCATCGGCCAGGAGGGTTACATCCCCGCCCGGTCGATGGTGGCCGAGGGCAGCGCGGCGATCACGCTCGTCGGCGCCGAGCAGCTCCGCGCGCGGGTCCAGAACCGCTACAAGGTGCTCCAGCTCGTCAAGGACGCCGAGGCGAGCAAGGGGGAGGAGGCCGACGTCTTCAAGCCGAGGCCCGCGATCTTCCCGCTCGAGGCTGCCAAGATCGTCGTCAGCGCCGTGGACGACGCGCCGAACCTGCGCGAGCTGCACGGCGTGGTCCACGCGCCGACGTTCCGCCGCGACGGCTCGCTGATCACCCAGCCGGGCTACGACGACGCCACGGGGCTGCTCTTCCTGCCCACGGGCGGCCAGCCGGACGCCATCCCGGAGAGCCCGACGACGAAGGACGTCGAGGTCGCCGTCGGGCGCCTCGCGTACATGCTCCAGGACTTCGCCTTCGTCTCCGACCATGACCGGGCCACCTACCTCGGCCTCATGCTCACCCCGCTGCTGCGCAACCTCACCCCGCCGCCCTACAAGCTGGGCGTCATCGAGGCCCACCAGCCGGGGTCGGGCAAGTCGTTCCTCGCCCGCGCGCTGATCTCGATCCACGGCGGCGCGATGCACTCCGAGATGCCCGCGTCCGAGGAGGAGCTGGGCAAGGTGCTCACGGCCGTCCTGGACACCCAGACGGCGCCGGTCGTCTGCTTCGACAACGTCAACGGCCTGATCCGCTCGAGCAAACTGGCCGGCCTGCTCACGTCCCCGACCTACACCGACCGCCGCCTCGGCGCCGGCAAGATGGTCGAGGCCGAGAACGACCGGCTCTGGCTGATCACGGCGAACAACGCCGCGCTCGGCGGCGACCTCGGACGTCGTAATGTGCGGGTACGCATCGACCCGGGCATGCCGAACCCCGAGCTGCGCACCGGCTTCGCCATCTCCGACTTCGAGAGCTGGGTGCTCGAGCACCGTGGTGACCTACTGTGGTCGCTCCTGGTCATCACGCGCGCCTGGGTGCTGCGGGGGATGCCGATGCTCGAGGCCCCCACCGAGGACTCCTACGGCAAGTGGATCGGGGTCGTGCGCGGCATCCTGTCGTGCGCCGGCGTCCCGGGCCGCTTCGACGACGAGACCACGCGGGCCCTGACGATCGACCCGGAGGCCGAGGAGTGGACGACGTTCGCTCAGGCCGTGTACGACGTCATGGGAGACCGCCACTGGACGGTCAAGCAGCTCCTCGAGCTCGTCGCGCCGCCCGGATGGGACGGGGCCGAGGGCAAGCCGCTGCCGTTCGACGCCATCCCAAGCGCCGTCACCTCGAAGTCGCACTCGCCGTCGCCGACGCTCCTCGTCCGGTCGCTCGGAACCGCCCTCGGCTTCAAGAAGGGCCGCTGGTTTAGCGAGTTTAGCTTCATCGACACCGGAGTTAGGATCCAGCGCGTCGCCCAGTGGAAGGTTGCTCGTCGTAGTTAGCCGTCCAGTCGCTCGATGAACCGAGGCCCATCCCGCTAAAACGGGGTGGGCCTCGGTTTTTTAGCGCCTCCAGGGCCCTAAAGACTCTAAAACACCCCTAGAAAGTGAGTCCTGTGAGTCCTGTGAGTCTTTTTCCAACTATCCTACGCGAAGAAAAAATGGTTGAATCTGCAACTACTTTTGCGCGTCATACGAGGGAGTGCGGATTTGACTCACAACACTCACACCACTCACTGAGTGCCTCGGGCAACCGAATCGGGCACCGACTGGCCCCGGCTCGTGGTACGATGGTCTCGTTCCTCTCTGGGGAGGGTGGGAGCACAGGTGGGGCCCCGTCGGCCGAGTCGACGGGGCCCCTGCTCTTTCTGCTAGCCTCTCCTCAGCACCGTGCACCCGCCCTTCATGGCCGGCTGCGGGGTGACGTGGGGGACTTGCAACGCCGAGCTGACGAGCTCAGCGGCCCCACGTCGACAGCCCCTCTCGAGACTCATCCACTCGAGGGGGGCTTTCGCATGCCCCGGGGGCCATACAGTGCCGAACCGGACATACCTCCCAGAAACGTAAAACCCGTACCCGGTCCTAAGTGCT